CGTATGTCCAAAAACAATCCATATCTACAGGGAGTTCAGGACACTCATCCACTACTAGAGCAATTTGCTCCATCCTCCTATTGAATTCCTCTCTACCATATCGGAAGAACTCTCGACAAGCTCCGAACAAAACCATAACAGAGACTTCTAATGGGGAAACCGGACTACCTTTCTTGACAAGATGATTGTGCAAACTCTTGGAGATTGATGTAATGTCCAATGGCGCGACGTAATCGACTAGTTCATTCTCCCAACGGAATTTCCGTTTGAGGAAAGAAGTTTCATCGAAACGAATAAACGCTCTGGACTCTGCATCTTTCTCAGCCATTGTATATACGATACCAAGGTTTTGTAGTACACTTGCAATCGATGTATGATCCAAAAACTTTTCCTCTTCACTGACGTTCATTATATTATCGTCGCCATAACACGCCAACTTAACTCGGGTGTGAAAGAGGGGAAGTTTGTCAAGATCTTCACGGTGCTGTTCATGCAGTGTATAATAAGCATATCTCATGTACAAAGAATTCACAATATTGTTGATGATGACAGTCAAAGGATGACCAGACGGATTAGAACCCAACATTTGGATAACTACTCCAGAAAAATTATAAATGGGGTAGCAAACATCTGTGGCCAAGCTCCGCATAATCGTAAGTGCATCATCGGGATATCCGCAGTACTCCGCAATGCGAATTAAAACCTGGAATGCAGACATCGTCACGAAAGCAGATTGATTCTTGTCGTATGCTTTGAAGTCACCCGCAACAAACCGATAACCGTTGAAACCAGGGATATCCTCTGCTAGGAGGTATCGCGCTAGTTTTCCCCAATCACGACCCGCAGCATTTATCCCGACACAACACTCTGTGTTGATCCATTCCGTTTGAATAATCCTCACTATCGGCAAATAATACTTACGCACCAGTAAAGTAAACAAGATTGGACAACTCGCAAACACCCTCATCTTATCCTTATCAACTTTCACTGCTTCATCTTTCAATGAGGCGTTGAAAACTGGATAAACTCGGTAACCTCTTGCAAGAGCTTCCTCCAATGTCTCCATCTCATCCCAAAAGAGTGCATCTGTAAAGTCCAACACTCTCTCATGACTAGGACTCTCAGGATTGACTGGTTTGATAAAGAATTTCTTCGCCTTACAGTGGGGCCAACCCATCGAGGTGTTTAGATCCACTGCTGACATGACATTAATCCCCGGACACCCATTCAATACGGTGAAACGATCCAAAGGTCTCGTTATGACACACCATTTCTTATTGTCCTTATTGAGTAATGGTAAAATCATCTCCATAAAGTCATCCTGGCACCGTCGCATAATTGCTGGTCGCAAAAGATTTCGACTGGTTGTCATATCTCTTAAATTGCGAGCATAATAGATGTTTTGACGATGCACTTGAGGTGCTCCATGAAGTACAGGCAATTCCATGTGAAGTGCAACTGCACTTGAAATTGGTGATTCACGCACACTCGTCGTAGTCTTAGCCCTTTCTCCATTCACCCCAATCAAATCGCAACACGATGGAATTTGATCTCCATATACGATCGAATCGTATACATGTTGCTGCCACATGATAGGGTGGCGAGGATGAGGATCCTGACCCTCAATAATAAGTGTA